TTTATTGACTTGATGAAAAGTAGGGTATACTTTCAGTCATATCGGGAAACAATCCGGTAAATCTGACAGGCCCGACTGACGACATGTAGACAGATTTACTTAAACTCACATGTGAGAAAAAACGATGGCTAAAACCACTTTTTCTGGCCCCGTCCGTTCGGACAACGGCTACCAAATCCCAGTTGTGACTACCGCAAACCTACCCGCCGCTACTGGCGTTGTTGCCGGAACCGTATACATGGTTTCTGACAATGGTTCTGGTGACGATGAATACTGCATCGTAATCAGCACTGGCACTGCTTGGGTAACTGCTGTAGGCGCGGCTCTTAGCTAATAGGAGGCGTTTATGCCTAGTTCTGATATTCAGACTAAACGCATTGCAGGCACAGGCTCCTTAGCAGTCGGGCCAGCACGGGTACGTCAGGTACAGGTGCTAACGGCTGGTTCAGGGTCTCCTAGACTTACTATTACTGATGGTAACGGTGGATCTACTTTGCTGGACTTAGATTTCAGCACTGGAGCTACCCACTCGGTGAACATTCCAGACTATGGCATTCGCTTTGAAAGCGACGTGTACGTTAGCGCGTTTACTAATTTGACCGCAGTGACGGTGTTCTACAGCTAACATGCGTAGTTACTACAAGAAGTCTCCATGTGCGTCTTTTAAGAGTGGTGGTAGTACCGCTGCTTGGACGCGCAAGGAAGGCAAGAGTGAGTCTGGCGGACTTAATCAGAAAGGTGTGGACAGCTACAGAAGGGAGAACCCCGGAAGTAAGCTGAAGACCGCTGTAACGACTAAGCCCAGTAAGCTCAAGAAAGGCTCTAAGGCTGCTAAACGGCGTAAGTCGTTTTGTGCACGTATGAAAGGCATGAAGAAACGTAATACTAGCTCCAAGACGGCGAATGATCCGAATAGCCGTATAAACAAGAGCTTACGGAAGTGGAATTGCTGAGTGGCATACCTACAAAGCAACATTCCGTACTTCAAGTGCTGGGTGAGAAAGGAATACACCCATAACCACGAGAAGTACCACGGCGAGTTTATTCACGCTATGGCTATTGCTGTTACGACAATGCCGACCAGATGCCTCAGTTTCCAAATGATATTTACTGGAGCTGAGACGTACGACGAGGAAGACGAACCCAATGTGCATGGAGGTGCAATGTGGGCACGGATGCCGATTACAGCGTTAGTAGGGGACACCCCGCTAGACGAGTGGCCCGAACCCATGCCCGTATGGGCTGCACAGCCTTGGGACTGTTCGTCTAGGGATCACGCGGTGTACGTGCTTGACAGAGCCACACCGTGCCCTTGGCTGGCAAAAATAGATGGGGAGATGTACCCCGCGAAGTATATGTTCACGGTGGACTATACGAACAACGAGATTGCTGATGACCCTGCACAACACAAGCAGAGTCATGTGATGGAACTACTGGATGCTGGTGAATGGACTGGCAACATTGTAGCTCTACCGAATAATAGGGTGCGGGTGACACATCCCGCTTGGTTTGAAACAGGAGAGGGCGCACCAGATTTCCGCCCTTCTCAGCACATTCACTACAGCAAGTCTGATCTGGACTACACGCTGGACGTGAATCAAGTGTTTGATAATTTGTACGCAGGCGATGACTAATGCCCGCTAAGAGTGAGAAACAACGTAGGTTTATGGCTGCTGTAGCTAATAACCCTAAATTTGCTAAGAAAGTTGGAGTGCCGCAGGCCGTAGGAGAAGAGTTTATGAAGCCGAAGAAGATGTTTTTAGGTGGTTTGTTAGGTCGCAAGAAGAAAGACGATGATAAGCCTATGACAATGACCCAGAAGAAGGCTGAAGAAGCTAAGAAACGTGCGAGAGGCTCGCAGATGCGTAGTGAGTCTAAAGCGCGTAGAGGTCGTACAGCTAGTACAACGGCTGTAGGTGGGCAACGTAATAAGCGACAAGCTCCTATGGACGCAGAACGCGCAGCTAACATGGCTAAGGTCAAGAAAGACAACCCAATGCCTACGCGCCCTTCTGCTACCAGCTTGGCTAATGCGGCTACACCAAAGCCTACTCGCCCCGCAAAGCCACAAAAAGCGCCTACAACTTCTAGCGTAGCGACACCGGGGAAGACTCCTACAAGGACTACAAACAATCAGAAGCCCCCTGCTTCGGGACTTGCTAATGTAACAGGCACGGAACAAGGGAAAACTGGTGGCGTCCGACGTAACGTCGGTTCTGGTAGGGAAAAGAAAGCCAATGTTACGCGAGAGCAGCTACAGAAAACTGGTCTGTCGTTACGTGACTATCTTAACTTTGTGGATAAGAACGATAGACGGCCTACATCTAAAGCCGATTCGGCAGCAGCCAAAGCTCTTACCGCAGCGTTCAAGGCAAAGAAAGCTAAGAAGCCCGTTAAAAAAGCTATGGGCGGCGGCATGATGAAGTCCAAGATGAAAGCTAAGGGCTACAAAGCTGGCGGAAAGACATCGTTCCCTGACTTAAACAAGGACGGTAAGGTCACACAGAAAGACATCTTGATGGGCAGAGGCGTAGTCAAGAAGAAAGCTGGTGGCATGATGAAGTCTAAGGGCTACGCTAAAGGTGGCGCTATGAAGACCAAGGGCTACTCAAAAGGTGGAGCCGCTAGCGGTAAGAAGCAAAAGGTTCGCGGTGCCGGTATCGCTCGCAAGGGCGTACGTCCAGCGAAGATGCGATGAGACGCTACTATAAGTCAGGCGGCAAGGTGAAGTCGGGCGGCAAGATCTGCCCGAAAGGTAAGGCGTGGGCCAAGCGCACCTTCGACACGTACCCGTCTGCTTATGCGAATATGGCAGCTTCTAAGTATTGCAAAGACCCTAACTATGCAAAGGGCAGCAAGAAGAAGAGTAAGTAATGGGCGATTTGAAGAAATGGCGTGACCAGAAATGGGTTCGTATCGGTACCGATGGTAAGATCAAAGGTGAATGCGGCACGTCTAAAAACAAAAAGAACCCAGATCGTTGCCTACCGTTATCCAAGGCACGGTCTTTAAGCCAATCTGAGCGAGCTACTACGGCACGTAAGAAGAAAAAGGCTGGTGCTAGAGGGCAGCAGGTGGTGTCTAATACCCCTAAAGCCAAGGTTAGGACGGCAAAGGCTGGTGGTCAGATACGCGCAAACCATAGAGGTTGCGGTGCAGTAATGAATAACAGGCGTAAAAAGACCCTGTACGTATAGGAACAGACAATGGCTACATCTGGAACAACTGCATTTGATATGGACTTCACGGAGATCGCTGAAGAGGCGTGGGAACGTGCGGGTCGTGAAATGCGTTCTGGGTATGACCTACGTACCGCCAGACGCTCTATGAACTTGATGACCATTGAGTGGCAGAACCGTGGCATCAACATGTGGACGATTGACGAAGGTACGTTGAGTCTTACGCAAGGTACTTCTGAGTACACGCTACCTGCTGACACCATAGACTTACTAGAACAGCAGATCCGTACGGGTAGCGGTAATGTAGCTACACAGTCAGATTTAACTATAAGCCGTATTAGCGTTAGCACGTATGCTTCTATACCTAACAAGTTAACCCAAGGTAGGCCGATTCAAGTATTCGTAGAACGCCTGCGAGATGCCCCCAAAATCAACGTATGGCCCGTTCCAGACAATAACGACTACATTTTCTACTATTGGCGTATGCGGCGTATAGAAGACGCAGGGACGGGTGTGAACACCGCTGACATGAACTTTAGGTTCTTTCCGTGTCTGGTAGCGGGGCTTGCCTACTACATTGCCATGAAAGATCCAGAGCTTATGGCGCGAGTCCCTATGCTAAAAGACGCCTACGAAGAGCAGTTTGCGTTGGCAGCGGGAGAGGATAGAGAGAAGACATCCGCACGCTTCGTACCCCGTATTGGTAGAGCGTAACAATGTCGAATCGTTTTGCATCAGCACAAAAAGCTATTGCCGAATGTGATATTTGCGGATTTCAGTATAAGCTACGAGAGCTGAAGAATTTAGTACGTAAGGGTATAGATACAAACATAAAGGCTTGCCCAGAATGCTGGAATCCAGACCAACCGCAACTAAAGTTGGGTGAGACTCCAGTAGATGATCCGCAGGCTATTAGAGACCCAAGACCTGACAGAAGTTTGGGAGAAGCTGGGGCGAATAGCAGTAGACAGATACAGTGGGGTTGGAACCCCGTAGGTGTGGGGGATGACCCCTATAATCTTACTCCTAACGACTTAGTAGCAACGGGTCAGGTAGGAACAGTAACAGTAACCACAACTTAGAGTCGTGATATGAAAGCACCAAAAGTAGTTAAGACAGTAGGTTGGCCTACACCAGTAGAAGTCAAAGACGCTCCTAAACCTGACATGAAAGGTGTTAAGACCACCGGCATCAAGGTACGTGGCGTGGGCGCTGCAACGAAAGGTACGATGGCCCGTGGCCCTATGGCATAAGATATGAACTACACCGAGCTAAAAACAAATGTTGAGGACATCTGCGAGCTTTCGTTTACAGATGCCCAGCTCGCTATGTTCACGGAACAGGCAGAGCAGAAGATATATAATGCTGTGCAGATACCCGCGCTACGTAAAAATGTTACTGGTAGCATGGCGGCTAGTAATGTGTACCTGTCTGTCCCTAGTGACTTCTTGTACGTTTATAGCTTGGCGGTCATAGATGGTAGTGGTAACTACACCTTCTTGCTAAGTAAAGACGTTAATTTTATACGTGAGGCGTACCCAACAGCTACAGCTACCGGACTACCTAAGCACTACGCCATATTTAACGATGATGCGTTTATTCTCGGGCCTACGCCCGACGCTGCATATAGCACGGAGTTACATTACGGATACTACCCTGAGTCCATTGTTACAGCGGGAACTACATGGCTGGGGGATGAATTCGATTCCGCTTTGCTTAATGGTACTTTGGTAGAGGCTATACGCTTTATGAAAGGTGAGCCTGATATGATTGCGCTATATGAGAAGATGTATATATCCGCCATGTCACTGCTCAAGGTACTAGGCGATGGTAAATTACGCTCTGACACGTACAGGTCAGGTCAACCCACACTTCCGGTGACATAAAAATATGTTGATTGAAGCGCCACAAATGGAAATAGGAAATATAATCGTCACTACCACGGCAGATGGTGGACACGATCCTGCGTTCTGGGCACAATCTGCGGCAGACCGTATCGTAAGCGTAGGTAGCAGTTGCCACCCTGCAATAGCGCAGCAAGCGCAAGCATTTAAGGAGGCAGTTAGGGCTACGGCGCTACACTGCATACAAGAGGCAATTAAAAGTGATAGAACCACTTTGATTGCTGAATTTGAACGTCAAGGCCATAAGGACATGGCAGACATAATTAGGAGTCTATAATGGCTATTACGACTGCAATGTGTACGTCTTTCAAGCAAGAGCTTATGGAAGCTAAGCACAATTTTCTGGCTAGTGGTGGCAACACCTTTAACTTGGCGCTGTATACCAGTTCAGCTACATTGGGTGCTAGTACAACGGCGTATAGTGCTACAAACGAAGTGTCTGGAACGGGATATACCGCTAAAGGTGCAGCTTTGACGAATGTGAACCCAACAACAAGCGGCACTACTGCTTTTACGGACTTCGCTGATCTTACGTTTAGTTCAAGCAGCATCACCGCAAGAGGCGCACTTATTTTTAATGACACCGCGTCAGGCGACCCTGCTGTATGTGCGTTAGATTTTGGTGGCGATAAAACATCTAGTTCAGGTGACTTTACGATTCAGTTCCCAACAGCGGATGCATCTAACGCGATTATCCGTATATCCGCATAACGGATAGTTCATGGCTAACATCAACGGCTGGGGCCGTGGTGGTTGGGGCGAAGGCGCGTGGGGATCTCCCCTACCTGTCGAAGTCACAGGCACCGCAGGAACGGGTGCAATTGGCTCCGTCACAGTTGTTGAGGGGGCTGGCGTTGCCGTATCTGTTACCGGCGTATCTGCTACAGGTGCTGTCGGCACAGTCACTGTTAGCACGGATGCAAATGCCTCTGTAACAGGCGTTGCCGGTACAGGCTCTGCTGGTTCAGTTTCTGTTGTTGAAGGCACTGGAGTTGATGTCTCTATTACAGGGGTATCTGCTACAGGTGCTATTGGCACTGTAAATGTCGATCTAGGTATAACTGTACTGCCCACAGGTGTTACAAGCACTGGTGCGGTAGGTACAGTCACTGTTAGTGCAGATGCCAATGTTTCTGTCACAGGTGTAGATGGAACAGGTGCTGTTGGCACTGTTGATGTTGATCCAGATGCCGTAGTCACAGGTGTTTCCGCAACAGGCGCGATTGGCTCAGTTACTGTTGTTGGTGTAGCTAATGTTTCTCCCACGGGTGTTTCAGGCACGGGGGCAGTAGGTTCAGTAGCCGTTGTCGAAGGCTCTGGGATTGATGTTTCTGTCACAGGCGTATCTGGAACAGGCGTTGTTGGTTCAGTTACGGTTGCACTTGCCCCAACTATTACACTTACAGGTGTTTCTGCAACAGGCGCTATTGGCTCAGTAACTGTTGTTGAAGGGTCTGGTACATCGTTCGCAGTCACCGGAGTCTCTGGTACTGGCGCTGTCGGTGTTGTTGACGTTGATCCAGACGCCGTAGTTACAGGTGTTTCTGCAACAGGTGCCATTGGTTCAGTCAGCGTTGTCGAAGGCTCTGGCACATCATTTTCTGTTACAGGCGTTGAGGGAACAGGGGCTGTTGGTTCGGTCATTGTTGGTACAGATGCCAATGTATCTGTCACTGGCGTTGAAGCTACCGGCGGCATTGGTTCAGTCACCGTTGTTGAGGGAACGGGTGTTACCGTTTCTATCACAGGTGTTTCCGCAACAGGTGCTGTTGGCTCAGTAACTGTAGCAGGGGATGCAGATGTCGGCGTTACAGGTGTTACAGGCACTGGTGCTGTTGGCTCAGTTACTGTTGTTGAAGGCTCTGGGGTTGATGTTTCTGTTACAGGTGTAGACGGAACAGGTGCGATTGGCACTGTTGACGTTGATCCCGATGCAGTAGTCACCGGAGTTGTAGGTACTGGCGCAGTAGGTTCGGTCACTGTTAGTACAGATGCCAATGTTTCAGTCACTGGCGTTGAAGGCACGGCTGATGTTGGAACGGTTACAGCAAGTGCAAATGCAGATGTATCTGTCACAGGTGTTGCTGCTACTGGGGCCATTGGGACGGTCACTTTTGATGCAGACGCGAATGTACCTGTCACGGGCGTTGCTGGTACTTCGTCTGTCGGAACGGTTACGGTTGAAACGGCAGGCAACACAACAGTTTCTGTTACGGGCGTCTCAGGCGCTGGAGAGGTGGGCACAGCTACCGTTGCCGCAGCAGCTAATGCGGCTGTCACGGGTGTTCAAGGAACGGGTGAAGTCGGTGATATAACCGTATCTTTCGATATAACTGCATCTCCAACGGGAGTTTCGGGTACTGGGGCTGTTGGGGTTGTCGATGTTGACCCAGATGCAGTAGTCACCGGAGTTGTAGGTACTGGCGCAGTAGGTTCTGTCACTGTAATTGGTGTAGCCAATGTTAGTGCTACCGGCGTTGCTGGCACTGGGGAAGTCGGAACTGTTTCGGTAGAACAAGGAATAGTTGTTCCCGTAACAGGAGTTGCTGGCACAGGTGCTGCTGGCTCAGTCACTGTCGCGTTTGGTACAACAGCTTCTCCAACAGGGGTTTCAGCTACAGGTGAAGTTGGTAATGTAACCTTCATTGGAGGCGTAACCGTTGTACCGACAGGAGTTTCGGCAACGGGCGAAATAGGGTATTTTAATATTTGGGGTATTGTAGATGACTCACAAACGCCAAATTGGAGTAGTATAAACGACAGTCAGACCCCCGGATGGGTTGAAGTGTCAGATAGTCAAACCCCTAACTGGGATGAGGTAGCTTAGAGATGGCAACTTACGTTAACGATCTTAGATTAAAAGAAATTTCAACAGGCGATGAGTCAGGAACGTGGGGCACAAGCACAAACACCAACCTAGAATTGATTGGTGAAGCCCTTGGATACGCGACTGAACAGTCTTTTGGTTCGGATGCAGACGCTACTACTACTGTTGCTGACGGTGTTTCTGATCCTGCTCGCGCTATGTATTTCAAGGTTACCTCCGCAGGCAACTTGACAGCTACTAGAACGCTGACCATCGCACCTAACACTGTTTCTCGCGTTATGTTCATCGAGAACGCAACCTCTGGTTCGCAGTCTATTGCGATCAGCCAAGGCTCTGGCGCGAATGTAACGATTGCGACGGGCAAAACTGCGATTGTTTATTTGGATGGCGCAGGCTCTGGCGCTGCGGTAGTTGACGCTATGGCTGGGGTTGATCCCGGTGTGACGGATACGCTGGCGGAAGTTTTGACTGCGGGAAATACGACCACTACCAATCAAAAGATTCAGTTCCGCGATTCTGCGATCTATATAAATTCAAGTGCAGACGGACAGCTTGATATCGTTGCTGACACTGAAGTTCAGATTGCCGCCACGACTGTCGATATTAACGGCAATGTAGATATTTCAGGCACTACTGTGTCCGCAGGGAAGATTACCGCAGACGCTGGTATAGACATCGACAACATCAATATTGATGGAACTACAATTGCCCTTAGCTCTGGTTCTTTAACAGTTTCATCAGCCGACGATTTTATCGTTGATGCAGAAGGTGATATCAACCTTGATGCAAATGGCGGGGATATACGATTCAAGGACAATGGAACAACCATTGGTGAGTTTACGCAGACCTCTAACAATTTTGTAATTAAGTCTGCGATCTCGAACCAAGACCTTCTATTCAAAGGAAACGATAACGGGTCAGAAATCACCGCCCTTAGTTTTGATATGTCAGAAGCAGGCGCAGCTACATTTAATGCAGGCATCGACGTAACGGGCACTGTGACGGCTGATGGTTTGACTGTCGAAAAAACATCAAGTGGTGCTAATGTTTCTGTCGCGTCTTTGCAAAACGATGGTTCTGGTGCCAACACGAAAGCAGATTTAGATTTTCATGCCGCAAATACTAAGTATGCAACGATCTCAGGCGGTTATGGCGCTTCAGCTCCAGAGCTTGATATTAAAGTCGGTAATGCGCCGAGCATAATAGCTAAGTTTACCGAAACCGGCGTCGGTATTGGTACTACCAGCCCCGGAAATTTTCAATTAAACATAAACGGTTCTGGCGACGGTGGAAGACAGTTAAAAGTTGAAGGCCCAAGCAATAATGGTCTTATGCGTTTCAGCAACTCTGAAAGCCAAGACTATTCAATAGGCATCAATAGCACTTCCTTTATCATCTATGACGATACAGCGGACAGTTATCGTATGGTGGTGGACTCGTCAGGCAGGGTCGGTATTGGTGCGACCAGCCCGTCTGTAGCGTTAGACGTACAAGCCGCCTCTGGAGCAAGTCGTATAAATGTTGGAACAGGAAGTGTAGCTGGCGACCACGGCGTAAACGTCGTAAGTGGTGGAGCGAATAACGACTATGGCGTTTTCTTCAACGGAAGCATGGCATTAGGTAGTAATACAACTACTGGAACACAATTAAAAATTGGGTCAAATGGCTCTGAAACAACTTTTCAAACTCTGACTTTTCACACAAATGCCGGTGAGCGTATGCGTATCGACTCGTCAGGCGATGTTAATATTGGCACTACAAGCGCCTATGGCACGAATGTATTAAACGTAAACGGTGGTGTTGCTATTGACGGTCGCAATGCTTCTACTCCGGGCCTTTGTGAAAAAGGCGATGTAGATACAGGTATTTTTTGGCCTGCGGCTAACTCGCTCTCTGTTACAACTGGCGGCACAGAACGTTTCAATATTGATTCATCAGGCAACGCTACCGTTAAAGCGGCAGGCGAGCTACGCATTCGTGACGATGGCACCTTCATAAAAGAAGACCAAGGCTTGCAAATTGGTAACACAAGTGGCACTGGCACGACGAGACCTATACGTTTCTTCACTGAAAGTGCAGAGCGTATGCGTGTTGATTCGTCAGGCAAGGTCGGCATTGGTACAGGTGGCGATACCCCAACGGCTTTATTGGAGGTAGAGGCAGCATCAAATCCTGAAATCTCAATCGCTTCATCAGGGGGTGCTACCAGCAACTTCTTGAACTTCAAAGCAATCAGTCACTCTCAACAAATTCAAACCCAGTTAAAGACCGTTGATAATGGAGATTTTACATCAGACTTAGCGTTTCTGTTTAAAGCAAGTGGAACAAGCGGGGCGCTGGGAGAGAAGGCTCGTCTAACGGCTGATGGCAACTTGCTGGTGGGGACTTCTTCTGACACTAACACTGGAAAAGTTAGAATCCAAGGAGCAACTTCTTCTGGTGGTGACAGCACTGTACTCACGCTACATCAGGGCAACTTTGCCAATGGTGGTGCTTCACTAATCAAGATAGGCACAGAGTCCGGTAATTTTGCAAAGTCTGCTATAGGCTTCAAAAGGACTGATGACTATGACCGTGGTGCTATCATTTTCTGTCAAGAAAACACTGGCGACCAATCAGACGTTGACTCAAGTGATGAAGTAATGCGTATCGACCAAACAGGTAAGGTAGGTATTGGCGTGACTTCAATGTCCCACCCTCTGGTGATTCAAAATGCAACGCCAATCATTCAGCTAATAGACAGTAACGCTACAACTCGTGTTGCAAACATTGGCGGTGAGAATGGCAACGTCACCATTGACATTGACCCTAATCAAGCAGAAGGCACGAGCTACTTCAGCGTTGACATTGATAACACAGAGCGTATGCGTATTGACTCGTCAGGTCAACTGCTCATAGGTTGCACAGGTCAAACTGGAGATGCGCCAAACTCAGATGGGTTTCTTTTCCAGCAAATTGGTAATGTGAAAATAAGGGTTAACTCTGATGGACAGGCGTGTCAGCAATACTATAGCCCCACCGGAGGCACGAGCAGCCCTGTAGGAAGTATCACTGTCAACGCTTCCTCTACAGCATTTAACACATCATCAGACCAACGTCTCAAAGAAAACATCGTAGACGCACCGTCTGCTTCTGATGACATTGACGCTATCCAAGTCAGATCATTTGACTGGAAAGTTGACGGGTCACACCAGAAGTACGGCATGGTTGCTCAAGAGCTACAGACTGTTGCACCTGAAGCAGTCACTGGAGACTCTGACTCAGATGAAATGATGGGCGTAGACTACTCAAAGTTAGTACCAATGCTTGTTAAAGAAATTCAATCACTACGCGCTCGCGTACAACAACTGGAGAACGACTAATGTCCGCAACCTTTGAATGGGTCATATCGACCCTTGAACGTGATCTACTTCCCGAAAACATGAACGGCGCTGTGATCGTCGCTCACTGGCGTTGCAATGCCTCGCAGACACAAGGCTCTGGTGATGATGCCGTGACTTACACCGCGACAAGCTACGGCACAGAAGGCTTTACGCCTGATCCTTCGGCTTCCGACTATATCCCATACGCCGATTTAACCGAGGCAGATGTGCTTGGTTGGTGCTGGGCT